TGCAAGGCGCACAGCAGGAGCAGCAGACGCTCGGTCAGGCCAAGTCCCTTGCCAGCAAATATGACCTTGGCACGACCGAAGGCCAGCAACAGTACGCGGCGGCGCTGACCAAGTTAGACCCCAAGCTCGGCATGGAAGCGCTGAAGGCGTTCACTGAGCAGCAGAGCGGTCAGGCGCGGCTCTCAGAAGAGCAGATGAATCTCTACGAAAAAAAGCATCAAGTCATCAACAGTGCCCTGATGCCTATGGCAGCTGCAATTGAGGATGCCCATCGGCGCGGCATGACGCCGGCGCAGATTGAGGCCAACCTCATGCCGGCATTTGCGCAGACGTTGACTACCTTGAAAGAGCAAAAGCTGCCCAACGGCGAAAACGTGCTCAACAAGGACGATATCCAAAAGGTTTCCGGCTGGCTTCAACCAGGCGAAGGCAACCTGCTGCGTGGTATCACGACTGCCATCGCTGGCAGTCAGGAGGCGCAGAAGTTCTTTGCCGACCGCCAGCGCCAACAGGGCGAGATGCAGACCCCGCAGACGCTCATGGGTCCGGACGGAAAGCAGCACCGTTACCTGGTCAACAAGGCAACGGGCGAAAAACAAGACCTTGGCCCCATCGGCGCACCCCCGGCTCGCGCACCAGCTGCTGGCGCGGGTGGCGCTGGTGGATTCTCGGGTACTGTGTCGGACCTTCAAGCCGCCATGGCCGATTTGGGCGTGACGCTGCCGGCTGGGTTCCGTTCCAAGGAACAGCAGCTTGGCCTGCTCAAGGGCCTAATAAACCGTCACCCGGGCATGACGTCCGACCAGATTGCTCAGGGACTGAAGGAAGGCATCCTTGGCTTCCGCGGCGAGCAGAAGGCCATCGACACCGCAGGCGGCATTGCTGGCCGCATCCGGTTCGCCGAGCAGGAACTGTTGCAGACCATCCCGCTGGCGCTTGAGGCGTCAGATGCCATTGACCGTGGCAAGTTTGTGCCGTTCAACAAGCTCAGGCAGCTCACGGACACCAAGATGTCCGACCCGGCATTGAAGACCCTCAAGGTCTATATGACCAGCCTTTCCAACGCCTACGACGTTCTATCCGCCCGTGGCGGTACGGACGCCGAAAAGCGAGCCCACAACCGCGAGATGTTTGACACAGCTGACAGCCCTGAGGCGCTGCGTGCAGCTCTCATGGCGGTGCAGAAGGAAACCGAAATCGCGGGCCGTGCGGCAGAAGCGTCCATGCGTCCTCGAGGCGCTCCCACTCCCCCCCCGGGGCCGGCAGCTGCACCCGGGACTCCTCCCCCCGGCCAGACGCCGGGCCCGGGGACGGGACAAGCGGCAACATCTGGGATTAGCGAAACTACAAACGAAGCGCAGTACAACGCTTTGCCGAAGGGCGCTAAATATCGGATGTCCGGCGACGCCACAATCCGAGTGAAGCAATAATGGGCTGGGGCACAGATCCGGTAGTTGCCCCGGAACCGACAACACAGAAACCTGCTCAATCTGGTTGGGGTAGGGATCCTGTTCTATCGGAATCCGAAAAAGAAACCGCAGCTTCAGGTGATTTGGAGGCCGTCAAGTTTCTGAAAGGTTTAGGCGGCGTTGCAGAATTTGGTGCGCGAACCGTTGCTGGTATTCCGTTGATGATTGGTGGCGGTTTGGCCGGCATTGCGCAAGGCGCTTACAACATCGGCGCGGAAGCGGTTGGCGCACAGCCCGGCATGCCCGCTGGCGATCGAGTGCAACAAGTTCAGGGCGCTCTTGGCGAAGCCAAAACTTCAACAGCGCGTGGGCTTGAATACGGCGTTGGAAAAGTTCTTGGTCCCGTAATTGAAACCGCCCGAGCTCCTGGTCAAATGATTGCGGAGGCTGGCGCTCCAGCAACTGGCGCAATAGTTTCCGCTTTGCCTGAAACTGCACTAACACTTCTTGCTCCGGAAGCTCGCGGTGCACTAGCTTCAGCCGGACGAGCGGCCGTGAGAGGTGGCGCTCGAGCTGTGGGAGCTGGGGCTATCCCTGCGGTTGGTGCTGCCGTTCCCGGCGGCGCTCCTGTCAATCCTCAACTAGCGGCCCAGCAGTGGGTTTCAAAAAACACCAACCTGACTTGGGACCAAATACCCGAGCGGTTACGAACCATCCTGACCAATGTGGCGCAGGACGCTACACAGCTCGGCAAGCTAGACCCTAAGTCCCTCGAGCGGCAGGCCACGCTGGAACGTGCCGGCATCACCAAGGCAACCAAGGGCCAGCTTACCCGCGAGCCCCTTCAGCAGCGCACTGAACAACTGGCCCGGGCGTCGGAGGGTGGTGAACCGCTACGTCAGATGGACCTTGAAAACAACCGCATCCTTGCGGAGAACGTCAAAGCTTTGGCCAAGGGCGCGCAGGCTGAAGGTCCGGTTCAGGTCGGCCAGTCGGTTCAAACTGTCCTGCGTGACCGACTAGCAGCTGCAAAGAAAAACGTCAGTCGACTGTACAAGCAGGCCAAGCTAGACGGCGAACTGCAAGGTCCGGTAGACATTCAGCCTCTGCTGGACTTTGTCGATACCAACATTGCCCCTCAGTCTGTTGGATGGCTCAAAAATGCCATTGAGGCCATCAAGGCCCGCAACACGACCAAGGTTGGCGGCACTGAGGTCACAGAGACCCGCCCAGTCACGCTCGAGCAGATTGAGGAGGCCATCCGCAAGGAGGCCGTCCGTCAGTCTCGCAGCGCCGACGGCAGTGTCCGGTTTCAGGCTGGCGAAGCCATCAAAATCATTGACGACATGACGGCAGGTTCCGGTGGTACCAGCTTTAAGGCTGCCCGAGCTGCTCGCCGGGCCATGGGTGAGGAATTTGAAAACACCCAAGCGGTCGCGCAGCTGGTTAAGAATCGCAAGATGTCACAGGACCGGGCGGTTAAGCTTGAAGACACTTGGCGGCGCACGGTTATCAACGGCGGCCTTGAGGACCTTAAAAAAGTCTACACAAGTTTACGTCGTGGCGGCGCTGCCGGCCGTCAGGCATGGCGTGACCTCCGTGGTGCCACTGCCGACTACATTCTCGGCAAGGCCACGGGTGGCGGTCCTCTTGGCCTCAAGACGGCCGCCGGCGACCTGAACGTCACTTGGGACGGCCTGCGCCGCGCAGTGCAAGACATTGGCCCCGAGAAGATGGAGTTCCTGTTTGGCAAGGTTGGCGCCAAGCGGATGAACGACATTGTTGAGGCCGCGCAGATCTTGAAGACGGAAGCACCCACAGGCGTAAAGGGCTCGCCGACGTTGGACAAATTGGTCACGCTGCTCGGTTCTTTTGGTGCAGCTGGTGACTTGGTCTCTGGCGTACTTAAGGTTGTCAAAAAAGGCGCCGAAATTGGCAAGAGCAGTCGTGACGTTACCGCTGCCATGCAGTCCCCCCTTGAAGCAGCGCAGGCAGGCATGCAACGAGGTCAGACGCTACAATCCCTTGGCCGCGGCAGTGCCGTTGGCGGTCTGACCCTTGGCGGCATGCGACCCGACGAGACACGCCCATGAAGGTTTTGGTACTGGAGCACGAGGACTGCGGCTGCGGGTTGGACTTCGTCCTCCGCTGTGTGGCCGCCGGCCACAAAGTCCGGTACTTCATCCAGCAGGAGCACAACCAGGCTATCGGCTCGGGCTTCAAGGGCGTGGAGCTGGTCAAGAACTGGGTGACGTCTGCCAAGTGGGCAGACCTTATTTTCTGCACCGGAAACGACAAGTACATCGAGCGGCTCGAGTTCTTCAAGAAGCAGGGCGTCCCGGTTTTTGCCCCGTCCGTGCAGAGCGCCAGATTGGAAATTGACCGCCAGTTCGGCATGCAGTTCCTCGAGGACAATGGCATCGACTGCCCCGAGTTCAACACCTTCAAGTCGCTGGCCGAAGCCGAGGCATTCCAGCGGAAGTCCTCGGAACGGTACGTCTTCAAGACGCTGGGGTCCGAGGAGGACAAGTCGCTGTCCTACGTCGGCAAGACGCCTGCGGACATGGTGGCCCGCCTACAGCGCTGGCAGCGGCTTGGGATGACCCTCAAAGGTCCCTGCATGCTCCAGCAGTTCATCCCGGGCATGGAGTTTGCGGTCAGCAGCTGGATGGGCTCCTCCGGCTTTGTGGGCCTGCCCAACGAGAACTTTGAGCACAAGAAGCTGTTGTCCGGCAACGCAGGACCCAACTGTGGCGAGGCCGGCACGGTGATGAAGTACGCCAACGAGTCCAAGCTATTCGACGAGGTCCTACGGCCCATTGAGGACGCCCTGCTCGAGCTGGGGCACTTGGGCGACGTCGACGTTAACTGCATCATCGACGAGGACGGCAAGGCGTGGCCGCTGGAGTTCACCTGCCGCCCAGGCTGGCCGGCGTTCAACATCATGCTGGCAACCCACAAGGGCGACCCAGTCGAATGGATGGTGGATGCCATCAACGGCGACGACACCACGGACTTCTCGACGGCCATCGCCTGCGGCGTGGTCATTGCCCAGCCGGACTATCCCCACAGCAACATGACCAAGGCCGAGACGATGGACATTCCGGTCTACGGCGTCACGCCAAAGAACCGCAAGTTCATCGCCCCGCAAGCCATCAAGATGGCCAAGATGCCGGACATGGAAGGCGACGAGATTGTCGAGCGCGAGATCTGGGCGACCTGTGGAGATTACCTGGCGGTTGTCACGGGCACGGGTCGGTCGGTTAAGCAGGCCACTGAGCGGGCCTACACGGTCATCAAGGACATCCACGTGCCCGACCTGATGTGGCGCGACGACATCGGCGAGAAACTAAAAAAAGAAATCCCCGAGCTGCAAAAGTTTGGGTTTGCCACCGAATTCACCTACGAGTAAGCCATGCCAACTGGATACCTTTCCCCTGTCGGTTTGATTGTCCAGTCCTTCACGGACGCGGGCGTGGTTCTAGCCGGCGGCAAGATCTACACGTACACCGCGGGCACTACGACCCCGGTCACGACCTATACGAGCTCGACGCTGTCGGTAGCCAACACCAATCCGATTGTCCTGACATCGTCCGGACGCCTCCCGGCATCTGTCTGGGTGGGCACGGGCGTAAACGTCAAGATGGTCCTGACGGACAGCACTGGCACGGTGATTGCCAACGGCACCATCGACAATTTGTCGCCCATCAATGACCCGGGTGGCCTCACCATCAGCTACACGCAAGTGACGGGGTTGGCGGCATCGGCCACCACCGACACCACCAACGCAAGCAACATCACCAGCGGCACCCTGCCGGCTGGGCGCATCAGCACCCTCAACGGCGTTCAGTTTGCTGGTTGGGCAGCTACGACACCGGTGGTTGTCACCTTCTCGGCTACCGCCATGGCCGTGGATTGCAGTCTGTCCAACGTGTTCACAACCACTTTCACGGCCAACGTGACCGTGGCCCCGTCCATGAATAACCCGAAAGATGGCCAGACCATCAACTGGTTCATCACGCAGGACGGGACAGGCTCGCGAACCATGACATGGCCTGCCAGCTTCAAGTGGTCCGGCGCTTCTGCTGGCGTTCTGAGCACCAATGCCAACTACGTGGACATTCTGGTTGCCACCTACCGCAGCACGACGGGATTCTGGTACGCCTCGCTGCTGAAGGACCTCCGGTGACCTTTGCGGCTCGGTCCTTAGCTGGTGGTGTGACGCCGGGCGCGACAATCACCGACCAGACAGCAGCCAACGACTCGCTGTCCGGCATCGGTGGCACGGCAACGGCCACCTACCGCCTCAATGCCACTGGCGTGGCCTATTACACGGACGTCACCGGCACGCTGACGGCCATCACGGGCGAGTGGCTAACCTCCGGCAGTGCAGCGTCCTACGAGGCGCAGGGCGTCTGGGGCGCCGGCACAGGGACCACGGGTGGCCCGACAGGCTGGGTAGCACTCAACGTCACCCGCGACTGGACACTGACCCGCAGCAACAACTTTGCCAACCGAGATCTGGCTTTGCAGATCCGGCTGGCTGCCACTGGCGTGGTTCTGGCATCGGCCACCATCGCTTTTGAAGTGGACTCAGCTCCATGATGGGCCTAATTGACCAGGAGCTGTTCCGGGACATGGCCCGCCACGACGAGGGCGCCCGGCTCTTGGTCTACGACGACGCCACTGGCAAGACCATCGGCCCCGGCACCACGGTCATTGGCAACCCGACCATCGGCATAGGCCGCAACGTGGGCCCCGGTGGCCCCGGACTGCGTGACTGCGAACTCAACATCATGCTGGTCAATGACGCAGCCCACTACTCCGAGCAGGCGGGTGTGTTTGATTGGTTCCACGATCTAGATGAAATTCGTGCCACGGTGGTGGTCACGATGATTTTCAACATGGGGTTCCGCAACTTCTGCACGTTCAAAAACACCATCCGCCACATTGCGGCCGGTGAATACGAGCAGGCTGCGGACAACATGCTCCAGTCCTTGTGGGCCAAGCAGGTAGGAGACCGGGCGGTCCGGCTGTCTGAAATGATGCGTCACGGCGTCAAAATAACTAGGTAAGAAATGGAACCCGTAAACCCGCCAATTTGGGAGATGTTTCTTACTTTTGGCCTTTCTGTGGCCGGCTGGTTCTTGCGCATGCTGTGGGACCAGCTAAAAGATTTGCAGAAACGAGTTGATATTCATCATTCGGAAATAGCGGACAAGTATGTTCGTAAGGACGATTTCCGCGACATAATGCGAGAGATTAGAGAGACTTGCGCCAAGATATTCGACAAGCTCGATAGCAAAGCGGATAAGTGAGGAGGCAAAATGGCTCCATTACTCGGTGGCCTGCTCGATGCCGGCCTGAAAATCCTTGACAAGGTCATTCCTGACCCCCAGGCCAAAGCGGCCGCACAGCTTGAATTGTTGAAACTCCAGCAAGCTGGCGAATTTAGGCAGCTTGAGGCCGACATGCAGCTGGCGCTTGCTCAGACTCAAATCAACCAGGTCGAGGCCGCATCGCCTGACCCGTTCCGCGCCGGCTGGCGCCCGGCGGCTGGCTGGGTGTGTGTGGCAGGGTTGGCCTACCAGTTCCTGTTTCAGCCCCTTGCAGCGTGGTCTGGTGGCATCCATGGCTGGTCGCCACCCCCCGTACTCCAGCTCGGCGACCTCTACGGGTTGTTGTTTGGCATGCTGGGACTCGGCGCTTATCGGTCGGTTGAACGAATCCAAGGCAAGTCCTAACCATGGCCGCCCGCATGACTGCGCGGCGGGCCCGGATACCTTCCGGCTTCCAGATCATGGGCCACAAGGTCCACGTTAAAAGAATCCCCAAGACCAAATGGAAGGCTGGCAAAGAATGCTCCGGCTTCTTTGACCCATCCAACATGACCATTGCCATTTGCTCAGGATTTGGCGCCACGACGCAGGAACAGACGTTTTGGCACGAGGTCACGCACGCCATTTTCTATTGCCTGGCGTCAGAAGAATACGACGACGAAAAGCACGTAGACCAAGTCGGTGGGCTGCTCCATCAAATTTTTACAACGATGGAGTGACCATGGCAACTTTTGTCTCTGATGAGGAATTCCTGCGAACGTGGGAGCAGTTTAAATCTCCGACCAAAGTGGCCAACGCACTAAATGTGTCTGTCCGCGGCGTTTACGAGCGCCGGGGCCGGATGGAACAGCGCATGGGCATCGTGCTCAAGACCGTGGGTGACGTCCGCGAGAAGAACGGCGAGACCAGCAAAGCTCGGGTCGCTGCCGAGCGCAATGCCGAGGTCCGTGCCACCTGCATTGAAAACATCATCAACGCCAATGTGGCCAACGGCACGGTAGTAATTTTCTCCGACGCGCACTACTGGCCGGGCGAGCCAACTGTGGCCCACACCGCCCTGGTCAAAGTCATCAAGCAGCTCAAGCCAGACCTTGTTATTGCCAACGGCGACCTGTTCGACGGCGCCAGAATCTCCCGCCATCCTCGTGCAGGCTGGGAGCAGCGACCATCGGTCAAAGAAGAGATTGAGGTGGTCTGCCTGCGCATGCGGGAGATTGAAAAGGCCGCCAAGGGCGCCCAGCTCATTCGGACTTTGGGCAACCACGACTCCCGGTTTGAGAACTACATCGCGGCCAACGCCCCTGAGCTTGAGGGCGTCCACGGCACCAGCCTGTTTGATTTTTTGCCCGCCTGGCGCGGTTCTTGGGCCGTCCACTTGAATCCGGGTGATGATGGCTGGACAGTCGTTCGCCACGTTCACGTGGCCGGCGGCATCCATTCGGCCTACAACTCGACGGTCCGGGCTGGTACCCACTACGTGCACGGGCATCTGCACAAGCTTCAGGTGACGCCATTTGGCGATTACCGCGGGCGGCGGTACGGCGTGGACACTGGAACGCTGGCAGATCCGGAGGGCCAGCAGTTTGCTTACACTCAGGCCGGGCCTTTAAACTGGTGCTCGGGCTTTGCGGTTCTGACGTATGCCGGCGGACGGTTGCTCATTCCTGAGCTTGTAGAAGTCATCCACGGGCAAGCGTGGTTTCGAGGTTCCAGCTTGTAAGCATTGCTTACAAGTTAACCTTGAAAATCTGCCATGTGCTGTTGGATTTGCAATGTTAAACCCTGAACACGGGGTCCTTTTTCTTGCGATTATCCACGGGCAACACTGTTGAGCAGGTTTTGCACAGCATCTTGCCTGGCAACGTGGTCCGCCGGCAACACCAGCAGTTCTGACCGCTTTTAAACAGCACGGCCTTGTTCAAAGGAACTTGCCGAATTGGCCGCTCGGTGTTTTCCTGCTCGTGCAGTTTGCGGCGATTGTTGGTGCATTCCCTGCACTCACGGCGCCAATGGTTTGGCTTGTGCTTAAAAAAATGGGCAATCGGTTTTGTTTTGCCGCATTTGGTGCACGTTCGGTCCGTCATTTTTTGATTCTTGGCAGCTTGATTTTGCACCACCAGCATGACCTTGAATGCTCAAGGTCACGGACAACCTTCTCACCTCGCAAAATTCTCAACTCCTGACTGGCATCGGCCAGCTGCTTAGACAGAATCAGCAGCTGATGCTGATACCACCGCTCCGGCGTGAAGCTCACGGACGCAGCTTCCGCCAGATGATTTCGCCAATAATGCGCACAACCAACAGAAAAACAGCAAGCCAGACAATGGCCGCAATGGTCATAAAAAACCAGATGGTCCACATGACAAACTGCGTCACCTGCTCTCCTCGGGCCTCACGCCCTGAATGACCGTGGCAATCCGCAAGATGGACTCAGCATCCACTCCGCAAGACTGAAGCGCCCGGCGCAGCTGCTCGTGCCGCTGATTGGCCTCGCGGGCAAGGTCGGAACACTTTGCGGCCTGAAGCACCAGCTGCTCGTTGTCACGGGCCAACTGGTTGGCCTGAGCCCGCAGATCTGCCAGTTCAAGGCGCAGTTCGCCTGTTGTTTTAGGCAGGGCATCAAGTTCCCGACCCCAACTGCCGTCGTCTGATTCTTCGTCAATCATGTCATGCCTCCGCTAGGTTATTAAGCACTTCACGCCGTAAAACGTCAGATTCAATCCCGCCGGCCATGTGCGACAGCAGGCGCAGGGACTTCTCAAAAAACGCATCAAACTCAGCTTGGTCCATGGACCCAAACGAAATGGACCCGACCACCTTGACCACCTCACCGGACTCCCGGAGGACAACGTCCCGCACCACGCCCAGGCGCACTTTCAGTTCAATGAGCAGGTCCTCGACGGACTCCCACTGGTCTGTGGCCGCCCAGACAAGGTTTAGGAGGGCAAAGAACTTGCGGTGGTGCCGAAGGTTGCGGGGGACAACAACGTCCGCCCGGACCACTTGCCCGACCTTGATGCGACGCAGGTGGGCCACGGCTTCGTCATCAGCCGCGGACAGCCCGGTCACAGATCGGGTGAGGTAGAGCTGCATTAGAATTGGCCCCTTGCACGGATGGCCTTCAAGCGGTAAATAAACCGATGCTTTGATACTCGAGGAATTCGCTGAATGCTGATGCCTTCAGGAATATGTTTTCGCCTGCTGTATCTCTTGCCGGTATTCGCGTCTGCATAGTCAAAGCGTGGAGTTTTTCGCTCTTCATCTGTGCGACCGTCTGCAACCCAATTTGCAGCTTTGTAAATTGTACCGCCATGACCTGCTGACGGGTCCGCATAAGAAACCAAAACTTCCACCAGACTAAAGTTTTGCCGAATGTATTTTACAGCCTTAGAAATTAACCATGTTTCGGCATTCTGAGGAACTGAATCATCAAGCCAAAGTCGAGCAAGCTCCCACGTTTCGCCGCCATAGCGTTTCGATGTTTCCCGTGGTGGCAACGCAAACACAATAACGCCCAAGAATTCATTGAATGAATCTCTGCGTCGCATTCCGAGGACTAACGTACAAACGCCCGGCCATTTGCCAATGTAATGACGCCTTATCATTGCATCAGCTTCGCGACGACCGATGCGCTCAACTACGCAATTGGATCGCCACGTTGCATCAAATGTTGGGCAATCAGGTTTCACGTTTGCTGCTTGCAAGATGGCGCAGCAGGCCAACCTGAGCGCCCACCTCACGGATGAACGCCAGCACCTTGGCCTCGTACTCGTCCAGCTGCAATTGCTCGCGGGTGACGCGGACCATAAAAAACTCAAGCCCTTCCGGCATGCGGTCATCGTAAGCTGCAAAGTCGCACCAGGCAGCCCCGGTCACGAGCATGTTGTGCATCACCTGTGGGACATATTCTGTCGGCAGGCCACCTTCGGTCCAGTACCCCACCATCGTGGAGCTCTTGGGGCACTTGATTTCGAGGATGCCCTCAAAATTACGGATGTCGCCATCCAAAGAGCACCCTATGCCCTGCAAGACCGGGTGGGTAACAAACCCCGTCTGGCGGACAATGTTGCCCGTAGCGGCCTCGTAGGCATCCCTGGCCTTGCCCTCGAGGTCAATGCCACGCTGCATGGCCGCCGACACGTACACATCGTTCTGCACCGGCTTGCCGGTCAGAGTCTCAATGGCCAACTGGACGCGCAGGTCACGGCGGGCTGCCGGCTCTCCACCGGACTTCAGGGGCTTGGCAGTGATGGCATCGGCTGCCGAGCCGGTCAAACGACCGGCCCGGAGCGCGAACCACTCAGGAGAGCGCTGCTCACATTCGTGGATGATGGGCTTCACTTTGCACCACCCGCGGTGGACTTCATCTTTGCCCAGATGTCCTGGTGGTGCGCCATGACATGGGCGCGGAACGCCTTGTCCGACTTCAACCAGAACTGCTCAAGAGCAGCTGCACCGTCCGCTACGGTGTCGCCCAACTCAGACCACCAGTCATCAAAGCCGGCGGGCAC